ATGATAACTATATTTCACGGAGAAAATACATCTCTAAGTAAAAAAAAACTACAAGAAAAAATATCCAAAATTGACTCTCGATGGATTGATGGAAGTAATTTAAACATTAACACAGCTAGTAACCTTCTCGAAGTTAATGACTTATTTGGAAACACAAAAACCATAGTTATTTCAAACTATTTTAATATTAAATCTAGAGACTTATCGCAAATAAGCACAATAATAAAAAATAAAAGCACCGACATTGATATATACATGTGGCAGAGCAAGAAACTGACATTAAACCAAATTAAAATGTTTCCTGACGCATCTGTCCATTGTTTTAATAAAAGCAACAGCGTGTTTGATTGTATATATTCCCTTAAACCTGGCAATACTAACCAGTTCATTGTCCACTATCAAAACGTAGTTGAAGATAATATGTTTGATCTATTTCTGTATCTCGTCAAAAAAGAAGTTAAGAAAAAAATTAGTAACCCTAAATATAAAAAAACGTATTTAAGTTTAATCGAACTAGACTTGTTAAACAAAACCGGAAAACTCGCTATAAAGAAAGAAACCGCCTTAAAGAGAACTCTTCTTCCTATCACCAAGAAAAATCTATAGTATTTTACATAAATATAGTCTATTATTTAAATATAATGACTAGCAGAAAAATACTAAAACCTTGGGGTAGCGAATTAAAATTCACAAAAAAATCTTTACCTTACACCGGTAAAATAATCACCATAAAGAAGGGTAAAAGAATTTCACTTCAAAAACATTCTCAAAAAACTGAAACAATTCTATTACAGAAAGGTGAGTCTTTATTAAGAATTGGCGACAAAGAAGTAAGAATGAAACCAATGTTCGGATACACTATTAAAAAAAACGTAGTTCATAGACTAACAGCCATCGAAACATCCCAACTAATCGAAGTCTCTACACCGGAAAAAGGAACAACCTTTAGAATTGAAGATGACTACAACAGAAAAAATGAAAAATTATAATAAATTAAAAACAAAATGAAAAATATATTGTGGTTTAAAGAAGTAGGTACAGATGATATTGCTCACGTAGGTGGAAAAGGAGCAAATCTTGGAGAAATGTTCAAAATAGGTATTCCCGTACCAAACGGATTTATAGTTACTGCAGACGCTTATTTCAATTTCATTAAAACAAATAAACTAGAAGAACCTATTAAAAGTATTTTAAAAACCACAGATATAGACGACCCAAATCAACTTCTTTCCTCTAGCAACAAACTTAAGTCTCTAATTGTAAAATCTAAAATACCCACTGATATTGCAAGGGACATAATGACCTCTTACAAAAAAATGTGTTCTTACGCAGGTTTAAAAAATACCCCGGTAGCCGTAAGATCTTCTGCCACAGCTGAAGATTTACCAGACGCCTCTTTTGCTGGACAACAAGAAACTTACCTCAATGTTGAAGGTGAATCTAACGTAATAAAAAGAGTTCAAGATTGCTGGGCTTCAATATTTACCCCTAGAGCTATTTTTTACCGAGAAAAAAAACATTTTGATCACTTGAAAGTAGGTGTAGCAGTACCTGTGCAGAAAATGATTAATTCAGATGTTTCTGGAATAGCCTTCTCAATTAATCCAATAACAAACAACAAGAATCAAATAATAATCGAAACAATTTGGGGATTGGGAGAATATATCGTACAAGGAGTAGTAACTCCTGATCAACACGTAGTAGATAAAATCAATTGGGAAATTACTAGTCATAATAAAAATGAACAAAAAACACAGTTAATTAGAGCAAAGAGCGAAACTGCAAAAGCTTCTGTACCAAAATACAAACGAAACAAAACAAAATTAAGCGATGAACTAGTAATTAAACTTGCCAAAATAATTCAAAAACTTCAAGACCATTACAAAAAACCACAAGATGTAGAATTTGCTATCAAAAACAACAGTATCTTTATTGTACAAACAAGACCAATAACAACCATTGTTTCCAACAAACAAATAATTGATAAGCAGCAGTCCATTGATAAAAAAGAAGATATCCTAGGAGATCCAGCTAGTCCAGGAACATCTTCTGGAATTGTTGTAGTAATCAAATCTCCAAAAGAAATTAACAAGGTTAAAGAAGGACAAATACTCGTCACAGACATGACCACACCAGACTTTGTCCCGGCAATGAAAAAAGTAGCTGGAATAATAACGAACAAAGGTGGTCAAACATCTCACGCAGCCATAGTATCTAGAGAATTAGGCGTTCCCTGTATTGTCGGAACAAAAAACGCAACGAAGTTGCTAAAAAATGGTGATATGGTTACGATTGATGGAACCCAAGGCAAAGTGTGGAAAGGAGATCTGGTTGATAAGTCTATGACCCCCACAACTAAAAAAGAAAGTACGAAAAAAACTGCAACGAAAGTGTACTGTAACCTAGGGGAACCAGATCTTGCCAAAGAAATCTCAGAAAGAAATGTTGACGGTATAGGGTTGTTGCGTGCAGAATTTATGATTGCCAATATTGGAATTCATCCAAAAAGAATTATTTCAGAAAATAATCAGAAACTGTATATAAACAAATTATCTAAAGAAATTAAAAAATTCTGCGAAAGTTTCTCTCCTAGGCCTGTTATATACAGGGCCACCGACTTTAAAACCAATGAATACAGACATTTAAAGTGGGGCAAGTTATACGAACCGATCGAATCAAATCCAATGCTAGGTTTTCGTGGAGCATCAAGATATATCAGCTCTCAAGATATCTTTAAAATGGAAATTGAAGCAATAAAAACAGTTAGAGACAAGTATGGCTACAAAAATCTATCCTTAATGATACCTTTCGTCAGAACACCTCAAGAACTTGTGCAGGTAAAAAAAATTCTACACCAAAATGGACTGGTAAGATCACCCACATTCAAATTACTAATGATGGTTGAAATACCAAGTAACATCATATTGCTTGAAAAATTTATCGATGTCGGGATTGATGGAATATCAATCGGCAGCAATGATTTAACAATGCTCATACTTGGTATCGACAGAGATAACAGTGAAGTCGCAAGCTCGTTCAACGAAATGGACCCAGCAGTTTTATGGGCAATTAAGAAAGCAATTGTAACTTCAAAAAAGAGAGGTATTACAAGTTCAATTTGTGGACAAGCTCCGAGCAACCATCCTGAATTGGTAGAGAAACTAGTCAAATGGGGTGTTACTAGCATTTCAGTTTCACCTGACGCTATAACAAGAACTCGGGAAACTGTTTCCTGGGCCGAAGAAAAAATCGCATCTACAAAAAAACGATAACTATCTCTCCTTTGTCGATATAAGAATCAGAAGGATCTTCAACGACTTCGTTCTTTTTCGTCATGTTTCTACAAACACGGATTTCAGCCCCCTCAAAAACCAATCTTATATCACTTAACGTTTTTGATACTCTATAAGGGGACTCAAAGCAAACCTTAATTCCGTCGATGTCCTTATATTTCTCCAATAACTTGATTCTCTGACCAGATTTCTTTGGGAGAAAACCTAAGAAGGAAAACTTTGAAACCGGAAGACCGGACAGTACAACAGCATTTATTACAGAACTAGCTCCAGGCAAAGAAGTATAGGGAAGATTTTCTGACTGGCATTTTCTTACTAATAACCACCCAGGATCAGAAATAAGTGGAGTACCTGCGTCACTAACCAAACCCACTTTCTTATTATCTTTCAAATAAGACACAACCTCAGGAATTTTAGAAGACTCTACTTCTTCATAAAAAGAAATCAACTTGGGTTTATTCACTATTCCAAGTTTATTTAAAAGCACGCCTGTTACACGAGTATCTTCACATAAAAGATAATCTAGGTTTTTTAGCAATTCAATTGCTCTCAAACTAATATCGCCAATATTCCCAATTGGAGTAGAAATAATGTAAAGCATATTTAAGAAAACTGTCTAATTATAGCTACCACGATAATATGACATTTCATCCATCAAGTGTACTGCAAAAAGTATGTTTGATGCAAGTATATATCAAAGTAGATCAGAATACCAGAAGTTGGCTGATAATTTTCGCCCAAACTTCAACGTAAACAAACATTTGCAAATTGCAGATGAATATTTCAATCAGGGCATCAGGTCCTACAATATCCTAGCTAGAAAACACGAGTGCAGTCCCACACGAATAAAGAAGATTCTAGAAGCCTTCCAAGAAAAAATATTGCCTGTTATTAACAGCATTAAAGAGGAGGATTCAAGATGAGGTCTAGATTACAAAGGATCAATAGAAGGTCTTCTAACAAAGCGATTATTCTTAGCTTTCTGATTGTAACGTCACTACCCCTTATATTCACCAAAATTGCAAATAACAAACATCTAAATTCTGGGGAGGTGAAGGGTAGCTATTCCGTCGGGGTTTCTCCTACACCTTCTCTTCCCCAGAGTGTAGACAAAACTCCTCAACTAATAATTGCAGTCAATGCTATCGAAAGTGAGGTAGACGAGCTCAAGGAGATCGACAACTATGTTGGTGAAGCAGTCGATGAGTTCTTCACACTTCCAGGTCAAAGAAGCGAAGTAAGAATGATAATGCACTGCCTCTTAAACAGAGAGTCAAAACACAACTACTCAAAAGGTAAAGGGGATGGAGGAAAAGCCGAAGGAATACTTCAATATCATGAAGGTACCTGGATTGGATATAGAAAAATAATGATCGAAAAAGGTCTAGCCACAGAAATAGGGTCTCAATACGACAATAAGGAAGCTATAAGAACCACAGTCTGGGCAATCTCAGACAAAAGGGCCACTGCTTGGGGCCCAATATTAAGGTGGAAAAATGGCAGATATACAGAAGCCAGCTGTCCACTACCAAGTTTTTATTAATTAATTTCCTAATGAACATAACGCACATAAACAAGGAAATGATCCAGATAGCAGAAAGGTATGGTGTAGATCCTCAAGATCTATGTCCCATCTGTTTTGGAATCATGGAAACAAAGTGGGAAAACAACGGGTTCAATTCACCCGAACCAACTCACTACGAAATTACTAATTCAACCTGTAGCACTTGTGGCTACACAGCATAACTATGAAAAACAAGCAACTGTCCTTAAGAAAAAATTATTTTAATCCAACAGTCTGGCAACAGATGAAGGTAATGTCAGAGACATTAATACAGTCAAAGGCAATGCCTAAGAGCATTCAAAACGCACCACAAGCCATTATGATAATGCAAGCAGGGTACGAGATGGGAATGAAGCCCCTCCAGGCACTGCAGGGTCTTACCATCATTAATGGAGTCATCACTACTCACGGAAAAGAAACCATAAGAAGACTTAGAGATCATGGATGGAAGATTAAATATGAAGAAAAGGAAAACGAGTGCACCGCTACCGTCACTAAAGAAAGAGAGAGCTACACCGATACCTTTAAATTTTCGGATGCCGAAAAATCAAAAAGGACCTGGAGCTACAGAAAAGACCAAAACGGATCTTATGTTAAGGACAGTAATGGATTTAAAAAAGATCTCAAGCCTGGGTGGTATGAGGGAGAGAATAGAACCGTAAAACTTAGATATGGAGTAATTTCAAAAATTCTCAAAACCTATATACCAGAGGTATTAGGAAGTGCTTCTGAGATAACTGAGATTGCAGAAGACTATCCAGTGGATGACATTCCAACAATCGTAGAAAAAAAGGCAGATGAGGGTGTCATAGTTTCCGCTCAGAATGATAGACCAGATCTTGAATCATTCATTGCAAACGCAAAAGCGAGAAAAGAAAGTCTGGGGAAAAAAGAAGTTAAGACGGAGGAGGTAAAGTGAACAAAATCAGTCTGCCTATAGACCACATCTCATATTCTGCCCTAAGGTCATTCTGTAGTAACCAACAAAATTTCTTCAAGCACTACATCCTCAGAATCTACGACGAGAAATCAAGTCCTTCAATGGTAGTTGGAAAGTGTGCTCACCACTGTCTCGATGTTTACTATAAAACCGGTGACTTCGAAAAAGGTGTCAAAGAAGGAATGGATTTAATGGATAAAACTCCTAGCCAAAAAATTGATTTTGGCAAAACAGGATCCAGAGAGAAAATGATTAAGGATTATCATCAAGCTCTCCAATTCTATAGGCATGAAAAACCAGACTTAGGAAAAGTAATAGCCACTGAAGACGTTATTGTCACAGACAAGGGCTTTGATGGACTGTTACCTTTGCCAATTAAAGTGGTAAGCGACGTTGTTTCAGAGAGAAACGGCAAGTTAGTTATTTCGGACTATAAATTCACCGACAAGATTGTAAGCCCAGACGAAGAGAACGCAAATTTTATAGTCCAAGCAATGTTTAATTATATTGGTGTCAAAGCTAAATATAATAAAGAGCCAGACTGTATGGACTTTATACAGATCAAGAAAAGTCGAAATAGCGATGGCTCTCCGCAAGTAGTCATTTACACCATAGATTTTAAGAAACACCCAGAATATCAAAGCTACTTTAACCAACTATATGCAGATGTTTTGTATACGATAGCTGATCCTAATCACAAATATTTACCTAACTTTGGGGATATGTTAAACGGTGAAGCAAGTTGGAAGGACTACACAAGTGAGATTGTAGATCAATCATCTCTTAAGAAGGTTAGCCATATGAGTCATCTACAAAAAAGTGAGAGGATGGTTCAGTTTGTAGAGTCAAGCTTGGAATCAGATCAAACATTAAGTAATGAGGACAAAATTAGGGTGAAATTACAAGAATTCGGTATCCCGGTTCAAATGGAAGAGACCTACAAAGGTCTAAACGTAACACTTTACACAATGAAGCCATCAAGGGGGATAAGAATGAGTCAATTCCTGAATCATGCTCCGGACGTTGCTCTTGCTTTAGAAGCTAAGAGCGTAAGAGTTCAAGCACCTATTCCAGGAACGGGGTTAGTTGGTTTTGAAATATCGAATGAGGAACAAGGAATTGCCAAATGGAGCAAGGATGTTCTTAACAATGGAACACTAAAAATTCCAGTAGGAGTAGATGTTTATGGAAAAACCACGTACCTGGATCTGTCAAAAGCCCCACACTTAATGATTGGAGGAACAACCGGTTCAGGTAAGTCTGTATTCATGAATGTGCTTATAAGCACATTGATTAAACAGAATACTTCTGATGACCTGCAGCTTGTCTTAATAGATCCTAAGAGAACCGAATTTTCCAATTTCAGTGATGAGAAACATCTCGTGGGTGGAGTCATAACCGAAACAGAAGATGCAGATATTACTCTTGAGTGGGCAGTAGAAGAAATGGAGAGACGATACAAACAACTCCAAAGAGCAAAACTAAAAACCATCCAAGACTATAGAAAAAATTATCTAGATATGCCCTATATTATCATTGTAATAGATGAACTGGCCGACTTAATGTTATCTGGAGATCTCAAGGCAAATATTGAGAAAAAGATAGTTAGGTTAGCTCAAAAAGCTAGAGCCGTAGGTATTCACTTAGTGGTAGCCACTCAAAGACCATCCGTAGACGTCATCACAGGGCTTATAAAAGCTAATTTTCCATCAAGAGTTAGTTTCATGGTTTCTTCTTCTACTGATTCCAGAGTCATCTTAGATGAGGTAGGCGCTGAAAAGTTAATGGGCAACGGAGACCTACTTTTAATGAATCCAAGAAATCAAGGATTAGAACGCTTACAAGGTTATTACCTAGACTAGCAGGTCGTTAGGTGTTGTAGAGGAGCCCAACACAATGAAATCAAAAAAACCATTTATCAAATTTAACTCTCAAAACGAAAAGGTATCACTTTTGTTAGCTAGGAGACCACAAGCATTTGCTCTATTGGCTCTAATAGCTAAGAGAGCAAAAAGAAACGATGATCCGTCTACTGGACTAAAAAAAGGAGAGGCCATTGTAAGCGATTTTAAGTCTTATGGAGCAACCCGTCAGTCACACAAAACTAACCTCTCAACTCTAAAAATCAATCAACAAATAACCACTCGAATAGTCAGACTATCAACCAGTCAAGTAACTGTGGCTAAACTGGTAAGTAAGGATATTTTTGATATTAACCTAGATATTGATAACCAGTCAACCAAACAGTCGACTAATCTCTCACCAACCAGTGAAGTCAAAAAATCAATCCCTCACCATGCTGTCAACCAACCACAAACTAAGAATATAAGAAATAAAGAAAAAGAATATAAGAATACAAAGGCAATAGAAATTTTCATATCTCACTTTAACGACAAATTTGGAAGTTCTCACAGAGTTCTCGACGGCAGAAGGATGAAGTTAGGTTCTAGGTTGAAAAAATTTAGTCTAGAAGAAATGCTCCGTGCAATAGACAACTGTTCCAAAGATAGGTTTTGTCGTGGGGAGAATGATAGAAGGTGGATCGCTAACCCAGATTATCTTCTTAGAAGTGACGAGCAGATAGACAAATGGTTAGTAACCAAGAACGATCTTAAACGCCCACAGAGTAACTTACCAAGCGAAGTGCCTAAACAGACTCCAGAGGAAAAGAAGATGGCTCTGGAAGCTCTTGAAAGAGTCCGGCAGGCCACTAGTTTTCTAGCAAGTTCAAAATCAGTTAATAATTTATCATCAAAATGATTGAGTCAAAACAAATAGCTTTCAATCTATTCGAGACAAACAGGAGGGAATTTCTTGATTATGCTCGATGGGTAGCTAAAAGAATTTATAAAATCAAAGGTAACGTATCCACCGACGACATAAGGGGAGAAATAGGATTGCCAAAGGACCTTGACGGCAGAGTTTTTGGAGCCGTTTTTAATAGAAGGGAATGGGAGAAAGTAGGTTACAAAACAACAAACATCCCAACAAGCCACGGACGACCCGTAGCTGTATGGATTTTAAGGAGTACTTATGAAAAAAATTAGAACTTTCTACAAAAAACAGGTTTTATCGAAATCAGAGATTCACCTTTCACTGTTAGCACTAAACCTTTCTCTAATAATTTTAATTATTACCTTGATAAGAAAATGATTAAACTTGGAAAGTGGTCGAAAATCAACCTAGAGGCAAATAGAGAGATTGCCAGGATTCGCTCCGAAAAGCATATTCATTCTTGTGAAATAAAACTAGATGAAAGGTGCTGGGGAAATACAGAAAACCATCCTTGCCATAAACACAAGAGGAATTGGTACAAGAGTGCCCCTTACCTTCTTTCTGATTACTCCCAATGGGTAATCGGATGCCCATATTGCCATGACATTATTGAAAAAGATCCGGAATTAACGCAGAAAGTCTTTAAGAGACTTAGACCAAAAACTTTATCAGAGCTTAATATTAAATCCAAGACAAAAGAATATATGAAAAATAAAACAAAACTTCCAAAGGCAACAGCACAAAAAAATAAAAAGGCAGACTGGATGAGAGAACACAAATGTATCAACTGCAAGAAGACACTCACAGGATTACTTTGTACCTGTGGGAAATTATCTGTTAAATAAAAAAATGAAAACTATAACAAAACAAATTACTGAAATAAAAAGAAACTGGTTAGGAATGGAAGTCTCCAGGGTCACTTACGATATAGAGGTGCCCCAGAGCTTGGCTTGTGACCACCACTTTGTTTATAAAGATAAGCACGGTGTGGAAAGAACTTGTGAATTGTGTGGACGACATCAAGCATGGACTGGAGGCGCTAGACCAATATTTGAACAAGACTATCTATTTAATACTTGGATAAATATTATCTAAAGGTCAACCCCTAGACCTGTTATAAGAGGGGATAAGGAGAAAAGAATGGAACAAGCAGACGTAAGGAAAGATCAACTAACTCCAATGCAAATTAAAATGTTAGAAAAAATGTTGGAGTGGGATAGTGAGTACTCATACCCTTATTATTATTTTGATGATTTAGCACCACAAAAGGTTTTAAGTAAAGAAATGAAAGGATTAAGGGAACTTGGATATGTTCGCATGTGTAGAGGTGGGTTGGACGATTATGATGGAACTCTTATTGGTGGAACAAGTTTTATTATTGAGTGGTCAAAAAGGCAAGAAATAAAAAATTTAATAGCAAAATATTATGAAAACCTATAAAGAAAAGAGACTAGAAGAGTTTGATAAATTATTAATAAAGTTCGGAAGGGATACTTTGCTGAGTAAAGAAGAGGCCAAACAATTCCTATCAGAAACTATTGATGAATCAGATAATCGTGTCATTAAGAAAATAAAAAAGGATTTGAATGTTGGATGGAAAAAACTTTACGATGAGTTGAGGGATGAGTATGTTGACGATTATTCGATTGATTATAAGGGTGGAATTTTAAGGGGATACGTTATCATCTTAAGATTCCTTGAATCTCTCTCACATAAGGAGAAAAAGTGAACAATGTACTTTTAGCAATTAACGTAACCATATTTATTTGGTTTATCATTAGAGTTATTTATTTCTTTAAGCAAAAATGAAATCAATAGACCCAAGTAAAGATACAAGTGAAGTGAGGAAACTTGAATATCACAGAGAGGGAGATGTTCTATATGAAGTAGAGTTAATTGAAAAGAGCAGGAGAAAAGTAACGGATGAGGAAAAATTTATAGATGAAGTTACACAAATTTTGGGACGTACAAGGAGGTCTTATGGACACAATCACGGTGTTGATAGAATATCTGCCATTAACCTTGTCAGGTGGTTAAAGGAAAGACCCAATGATTACACAGAAAGACTCTCCAAATTATTAGAATTTATCCAAAACATATGAAATCACAAACAGAGGGAAAGAAAAGACCAGCAATAAGATTTGGCGACCCAAATTCAATTGAAAGTGTGTCACGAGTAGTTGAGAGATATGGAGCAATTGAAGACGAAACTTTTAACGGAATTATTGAGTGGTTAGATAAACATACCGAAGAATATGAGTATGAAGTTATTTTTGAAATTGGTAACAGGGCAATAAAAACTCACCGTATCGGTAGTGCTATGTATAAAATAACTGACAATCAAAAAGATGCGAGTGATACGCTTAAAAATTTACAATCAAAATGAAACCTAAATCAACAGAGGGAAAGGGGGTGAAGCAAAGATATACATTCGCTAGCTATTACAAGTATTATTTCATTGTCGTGGGAGAGGATGGTGTGACTTATTACTTAGATGATGACTATTGTAACAGTGATGATATTTATAGATTTGATATTAGAGCAAATGGTGAAATGGAATTTGTAGACGGAATTTGGACTATTGACGGTTTACCTTTTAGAAATTATGACTAACCAAAAAATCACTAGATACCATGAATAAAGTAAAAGAAAAGAACATGGTCTGTCCATCACCAGAAAATCCCTGTATGTGTGGTTGTCATCCTGGAGCTGAATGTTGGGAATGTAGAATGGGCAGACATAAGCCTATGACCAAAAACACTAAACCAGTTAACAAACTAGCAGGTATTAAGGCACAACCAAAAGTATTAGCTGGTGTTGGAAATGAAAATATCAACCACAACAAATACAAAGAGGTTGATGAGGAGTTTGATAAGTTAGATTATTTATTTCATGGAGTAGAAGATGGTGACTATTGTATGGGAGATACCATAAAAGTTCCTATAAAAGTAAATGATACTGGTGGTGAAAGAATAGTTGGATATAAAATTGAAGAAGGCCAATGTTTTTGTGAAGGTGAGAAAAATAAGTTGAAAGTTTTAGACTTCCTCCACCAACAACTAGACAAAGCCTTAAATAAAGAAAGAGAATCAAACATCTCCCTATGCCCTAATTGTAACTGTATGACCCATAAAATATGTGGTAAATGTGGTTTAGAAAAAGCCTTAGACAAAAGAGATAAGGAGTGGGAGGCAAAGATTAGCACTCTTCTTAGGGGAGATCGTGCTAAACGAATGGCTGATAACTTAGAAATCTATTCTGGTAGGAGACACTGTGTTATTTGTGGAAGTGATCCAGAAAAAATGGAAGAATATGTTAAAAGTTTATTAAAACATTAAAAAGGAGATAGGATGAAACTAAAAGATCAAGTCTGTAGTTTAGAGTTAGCCAAGCGACTTAAAGAGTTGGGAGTAAAGCAAAGAAGTTATTTTTGGTGGGTTGAATTGTCACACGAACTTGTCACTACCCAAACAGCAGTAATCAGTGGGATAGAAGAAGAAAGGTGCGAATTAAGAGATATTGGCGTAAAAAGGATTTGTTCAGCCTTTACCGTGGCTGAATTGGGAGAGATGTTGCCATTATACCTAGAGATAGATGCAAACAAGGGAATTTCCTTTAGTGTAGAAACTTGTGGCTTACAAATTTGGAAAACTTACGACAATAAAGGATGGGTTGTGGCATATGGTAATAGGATAACTAGTGACGACACCGAAGCCAACGCTAGAGCTAAAATGCTTGTGTACTTATTAGAGAATGATTTAATAATTAAAAAAGAAAAATGAAATATAATGAAAATGCGCTTTTTCTAGGTATAGACAAGGGGGTTTATACTTTTAACTTTAAAAATTACTCTGTAAAAGACAGGGTGATGGTTTGCTTACTAATTCTGCTCAAGAAAGCGTATATCGTAGACAGTAATAAATTTCATTTTGTTCAAGTCATGCCACCTAGACGTGGTAAACCAAAGAAAAATGAAAACACCTAAATTTACAGAAACAGAATGGATATTGCTCTTTGACGCTATAGGAGAGAAGGTATCGGAGTATGATGTGATTAGGTTTAACTCTAGGGAATATGAGGCCACCTATAATGCCTATGTGAGGATCTACGATAAAATGTATAAGATTGAGTTCTGCAGAAAACTCAAGAAGGTTGTTAAACAACTAAAGAAGGAGGTAAATCCTTGACACTTTCCAACAATAATATATTATTTTTATAGATTAACAATAAATCTACTGAGAAACCCGTTTTAGGCCCCGACACCTAGAATCAGAATAGAGCAGATGCAATAAGCATCAAATGCTCAATCAAAGCTACCGAACAGATTACTTAGAAACACCCCTCAAAGGCCGCCACTTATATTTAGTAGGCGAAAATCCTAGTACTCCACAAGACCCTAGTTGCTTGGGGTCTTTTTTTGGTTATAAGTTTTGTTTCCCAGATGGAACAAGTATTTAGAATTCTCATGGACTATCGAACACCCAGAACCAGGAGTAGAGGCGTCAACGTCAAATATACAGATGTTGGAATATGTGGAATAAAACCAATACTAATCAATGAACAAAGAAACGTACTCCCAATAATTACAGATTTATTTATTAAAGAAAAAAATACAAATATGGATCAACAAATACCATCAGTCGGACGAATAGTCCACTATGTTAATTCTAATAATTCAGAGAACAAAGACCATTTGGCAGCAGTCATCACCAAAGTGAATCTTGGATCTTTCACTGTTGGACTCTGTATCATTAATCCGACGGAAATTTCCTTTGAACAAGAAGTACCGATGTCACTTGAAACCAAGGAAGAAGGGACATGGCACTGGCCAGAAAGGTCCTAATTATTCGTTAAAAACATAAATGTCAAAACAAAGATTCAGCTACAGACTAATAATACAGAAAATTAATGATCCTGTTAGGGATGACGACAGGCTTACCCGTTACCATGGAACTGAATTAGAAATAGAGAACATTGAGCTAACCCCAGACGAAGCGGTATCAACGATGTCAATGTTGGCAAAAATCAGGGAGCATAATAGATGACGAAATCGAACATAGGATTATCAAGAATTGATGACCACAAGAGCCACATCAGTGGGAGAAGGTCATTAAGGTTCCTACAGAAAATAGGTTTTCAAGAGTTTCAAGATAATTATTTAAATGGCTGGTTGAAGTCATACAAACAAGGAGTCGCAAATGAATAGTGATTTAATTCTCTTAGACTCGGTGAAGATGGCCATTGATAATAATTTGTATTTAGACGGCCAAAAGGTCATAGACGCTTCCGCAAACGACGGATGTCTTTTCTTAAAACCTGCCAACTCCAATACCTTCCAGGCAGTACCGATCTATCAATTCTTATTTAGTCACAACTTCTGAAAAGCATTTTTTGGAACCCTAGTAGTGTGCCCATTGTGTGGAAGTGATCATGTTGAAATAAGGGATAATGACTCTACAGAGCTTGATTGGGAATGCAATGATTGCAAGTACGACAACTCCAGAGCAGGTTCTAATTTAAAACTAGCTTACCAGTGGCTATATCGCATGAGAGAAATGGCAGCCTCAGGAGATCCTATTAGCTATTTAAAAGGCTTTATATGACCGAGATAGAGATAATCACAAAAGCCATAAGAAAAGCCGAAGTAAACGGTCTAGATACCAGATTTCTATATCAGTTCGGAGAGGATCCCTACTACCCCATGGAAATCATATTCAGACATGACTTTGCAAAAGCATTTTGGAAGAAAGAAGGTAATTGGAAATACCACCTTATGCAAGCGGTACTAAAGCGTAAACCAATTAATTATTTAAAGAAATTCTTATGAATACCAAAACAGGAAAAATAATTACTACGGACGAGCTGAACAAGCTCTCAGAAGAAGAGAGAAAAAATTATATCCAATTATCAGAAGAGCAGCTCAAGATATTAGCTGGCTCTCAACCTGATATCAAGCTATTACCTAGTAAAGATATCTCAAATGTATTAATCAGTAAAAAGAAAAGGATTGAAAAGAGAAGAAGAATGAATAAGTTAAAAAACAAAAACAGGAGACTACACAAATAACATGGATAACAAAATAGACTTCCCAAGAGTAGGAAGGCCACCCAAATTCAAAACAGTAGAGGAGTTTCAAGACAAGATAGCTGAGTACTTTAGGTCATGTTGGACACAAAAAATTGATATGTACGGCAATCCAGTGTTCGAAAAGGATAACAAAGGTATTAAAACAGAAGAGAGAGTAATGGTTCAAACAAAACCTTATACAATAACTGGTCTCGCAGTATTTCTCGGTACTACACGTGATTTATTACTTGATTATGAGAAAAAGAAGAAGTATTCCGACACGGTAAAAAGAGCTAAGAGTATCATTTATGCCTACGCAGAGGAGTTTTTATATTCTGGCAAGAACCCTACCGGAGCAATCTTCAACCTTAAGTACAACTGGAATTGGAGTGAAAAAACAGAAATTGACTTAACAACAAATGGAGAATCCATATTACAAAATATTTCAGATGAAAAACTTGACCAACTCATCCAATCCAAGATCACAAAACTTGGTATTAATGGAGCTATTGAAGGAGAAGGAAAGAAGGATGGCACTAAATCCTCTTAAGTATCTCCAACAGCACCAAAAACAATACGAGGCCTCTTGTTCTGATAGATCAATAAGAGCTCTATTTTGGGGTAACCGTGTTGGAAAGACAGAGTGGGGAGGTCAAGAAACTGCTAGATACGTAACACCAGAGGCTCCTCTTGAAGTAGAAGTGATTGGTAAGGACAAGATTAGCCTTGGAAAAAAACCACTACCAAAGAGACCTAGACTGGGACCAGCAGAGATTTGGGTGGGATGTCCATCATTCGATTTGCAGAAAGATACTACCCAGAAGAAACTACAAATGTACCTTCCAAAAGAATCAATAGCACATATAACCTATCTTAGGGGAGAAATATGGAAGGATGTTAGGCTAAAGACTGGAGACATTATCACCATGAAATCCTATGAACAAGGAAGAGAGAAGTGGCAGGGTGCTGGTAAGAGAGTTATCTGGTTTGATGAAGAGCCACCATATGACATTTGGGAGGAAGCTTCTGTGAGACAGGAAGCGGGTATTCCACTAGATATCATTCTTACAATGACAGCTATTAAGGGTATGACTTGGGTCTACAACAAAATCTACCTTGCTACTAATAATCCTGATATTTATAGATCAGAAGCAGGGTGGGATGATAATCCTTGGCTAACAGAAGATCAGAAAGAAAAAATGAGCCGTGGTAAGAGTAAAGAAGCTATTCTAGTACGTAAAGAGGGTAAATTCATTAAAAGAGTTGGGTTAATATGCCCATGGTTCTCGCAATCAACACACGTGAGACACTACGACACTCTAGATAGAAGCTGGACATGGTTTGACATCATTGACGGAGGATTTAGCGATCCTCTTGCATACTTACTCATGGGTGTAGACGGAGATAACAATGTGCACTTCGTTAAAGGTTTCAGAGAACCCGGATTATTGACATCAGAGATTAAGGCCAAAAGAGATGCTATCGTGTCAGGACTCACCATCAACGGAGGATTCTGTGATAACGACAACCCTAGATTAATGGAAGAGTTAAATGAAGGTGGCATGAACCTAGTAGCTGTTGAGAAAAAACCAGGAGAAACAAAGAGTTGGGATGAAACTTTGGCCGAGAAACTAGCAGAGTATGGCCAAATACAGAAGGGGACTGGTACGCCCAGATTATACATTTCAGACTCACTGATAAAGACAGACGAAGAGACTGGAGATGACTACAACTGGTTGCAACAAGAAATAGAGAACTTGACTTGGTTAGAGGTCAGGTCAGGTGACGGGGAAGAAACTAGACCTACTTGGAATGACCATAGAAAGTTTGGACACCATTTTGACGGTGTTAGGGCCGTTGCTTATGGACTTATGAGCTATATTAAAGATATTAGTAGTGATCCAGACAGAGACCGAAAAGCAAGAGAGGCCGCTAGAGAGATTATGAAACAAATGAGGGGGTATTACTAATGAGCAATTTACCGGTATTTTTAGGAGTAGATAAAGTCGTCAAGGCAATAGATCATGGAAAGGTGGTCCTCGATCTACAAGTAAGGGCGGGAAGAATAATTGGGGTAACTACGAATGGTACCAAAAAAACTTTATACAACACCTCTGAAAAAGACATCAACACTAACCAGTCTGCACTAGAGTACATGATTAAGCGTGTAGCCCAGCAACTAGAATCCGGAGTATCAAGTGAATTGGTTTTTCGAGTTAATAGTAATCAGAACAAGATCAAGAGCATAGAAGTTGAAAGCAAACAAACACTAAAATGAACATAGAAACATCACTTTTACGAATAGAACAGATTAAGCAATGGATTGATAAAAACAAAGAATATCTCTGTCATGCACTCATCACTGATAAGACTGAGCTAACCATTTCGATGAAAGGATCTTCGGTTAGATGCAAAGTCACTCAATTCCCAGATGAAGAAAAGTAGTCTGTAGAATGTTATAATTTTATTAGTTATCGTAACCAAATTTAGGGCGATCCCGCTTAAAGGGGTCGCCTTTTTTGTTGTCTATGTCAGAAAAAATATCAAAACTAGTAGATCTTTATCAGAACGATTTATCAGCTATTGAACTAACACATCAATCTTTTGATGAAAAAGAAAAGGTGTTGATGAGTTCTAGTGTTGACCAAATAACAGAAAAAGAAACCAGATCAAAAGTAACGGATCCTACCATGTTATCAGCCGTGCTTAAGCAAAATAATCAGGTCATGGCGCAAATGCCGTCTGGTAAGGTAACAGCCCTAACCAAAGAAAATAAAGGTAAATCGGCTTTCATGGATGTAATCCTCCACAATCACATTTTACCTAACGCAAATAGTCAGTACGATCCATTCACCAAATTTTGGATGCTTTCCTTCTATAGGAAGGTGTACGGTTCTTTTGGTGTGTTGGTCGATTTCATGACTAATAAAAGTTATACTGGTCCTGATTTCACACTGTTACCAGCCAGATCAATTATTCCTCAGTCAGGAAAGGTGACGGTGGAAGATAGTGATAGGTTATGGGTAAGGTCTAGGGTAAGCAAAAGTTGGCTAGAGGATAGGGATCCAAAATACTGGAAAAATATTGACAAGATATTAGAAACTAAAGGTGATTCTTTTGATACAAATGCCCAAAGTTACGTAGAAAGGTCAAACAGTGGAATAATGGTTAAGAAGGACGAGTTTGAATTAGTGACTTGTTATGAAGGTGACAGGTGGAGAACATTTCATGCAGCTACTAAGACGGAAATAAGAGACCTTGATAAGTCAAAGGGTGATAACAAGATCCCTGTGGTTATGTGCCACTCATACCCATTACTCGATAGATTTTTTGGATTAGGTGATTTTGAAAGAGGTATGACACTCCATTCCTCTCTTGGAAGTTTGATAAACCTTTACATGGATGGTGTGAAAATGGGTATATTCCCGCCAACTAAGGTAGATCCATCAATGGTGGAGAATTGGGATGATTTTAAGGATGGCGTAGGACCTGGGCAAATATATCTAATGAGAAAGTCTAACTTTGACGGTATCGAACAAATGACCGTCAATCCTTCTGGTATCCAGTCATTTCAATCAACGTACCAATTCCTCAAGGCAGCTATTTTAACTGTTACCAATACTAGCGATACTAGTATCTCTCAGAAAATGGATCCTGGATTTGGAAAGACTCCTCAAGCACTTAAAATGCAAGCGTTCTCTCAGGGAATGCAGACTCAATTTGACAGAAGAATGCTAGAACTCAGTGTGGAGAAGATTTACGACAGAATGATAGATCTTGTAGCCAGAAGACAGGAAAAACCAATGGAAATGTTCCTCAAGGGAGCAGATTTAGAGAAAATTAAGTCAATAAATCCTGATGTTGTCGAAATGTTCGAAGTCGGAGATATGGGCAAGGTTAAAATTAAACCACAAGACGTCAATAATGTAGAGTATCGTTATGAAATAGATCAAGGTTCCACCACCAAGAAAGATGAGATGTTGGAAAACTCAACCCTCAGTGAAGTCTTGGCCTTTGTTGCCAAGATACCAGGCGCTATGGAGCTACTAGCCACCGGAAAGAGGCTTCCTCTTGGAAAGAATAAATCTCTTGATCTAGGTGAGCTGGTACAAAGATGGATGATTTCTGGAGGGACAACCGATTGGGATAAAATTATCGTAGATGACGCAGCCATGGACCCACAAGCAGAAGAAGGTGGTGAAGGAGAGCAAGTTCAGCAAGACCAAGATCTCAACATGGAAGACCCGAATATAGCAAACGTAACTAATCAGGCGTTAAGAGGGGCCCCGGAACAAACTAATCAGCCTATCAATCTACAAGACCCGGCAATATCGCAGGCATTCTCAGAATTACAAAATTTAGGAGCTAACCAATAATGCCAGAAGAAGCAATACACGCAGGCAGCGATGCCATATTTGCTAGTTATAGGAAACTACAAGAGAAACCTCAAATTAAGAGAGAGAAGAGTAGGCAAGAACGAGTATCCAATTTAGACAAGTCCGATAGCTGGAAAGCAATATCAGAGACAATCGATATTTACATCCAAAGTCTAAAGGATCTTCGTGGTATAACCAGCAACGATACGGTGGAAGCTGTAGGATTCAGATTTCTTGCCTCCCAACTTGCCATAGAATACTTAGAAAACGTCAAAGAGCTGCCATCTAGAGCAGCCAAAGCTCTTAAAAAAGATGAGTAGAAGAAGAGATAGGTACATCGAACCAGAGATCATTAAAGTAGTTGAAGAAAAAGAAGAGGACTTGATTGAGAATTTGGTCCCAGGTATATCAAAGGATGAGCTGGAGAGTCTAAGAAAAAATGCCATTGATAAGGCTAAAACTACAAGACACTCTTGGAAACAAAAAGGCTTTTGGTTGGTTTGCCGATCATGTGAGTACCCCCATTCCTCCTGGATAGGACCGGGAAAGGTAATGGTGGGTGAGCAAGATGATGGTACCCCAATCTTTCAATAGCTTTGACAGACATTGTAGTTTTTGTTATTATTAATTATCGTAACCGAGACAAGGGCGACCAGAAATGGTCGTCCTTTTTTTTGGTTTAGAGAAGTGCGGTCGACCCCACTTATTAGCGAGGTCAGTAACAAACTATGGCAGAAAATGAAACCATGGGGGTAGTGGAAACCCCGCAGGCTACGCCACCTGCTCAAGGAAGTAATCCACCAGTAGATGATGAGGTCATCGAAACCTCAGAAGTCGAAAGTGAAGAGCAACCAGCCCAAACGAGTGAGAATCAGGACGGGAATCCTGAGGATCAAGCGGAAAAGCAAGAGGTAAAACCTACTAGATCTGAACGCAGAATCGGACAACTTTTAAACAAGTTGAAAGAATCTGGTAAAACAGAAGTACAACCTAGTAATCAACGACCAGGAGAAGATCCTGGATCTCTTTTTACTCCAGAAGAGTTAGAAGAAGGAGTTGTAGATCCTGAATCCCTCGATAAGAGGATATCCGATAGGATTAATTCAGGTATACAACAAGCTCTCCAGAAAGAGAAGGAAAACCAAGAAATGGCTAAAGTTAGACAAGAGTTTAACAATGCTGCCAAAGAACACGAGTCAGACTTAGAAGGAGTAAAGGATCTTGATCCTAGTATTGAAAAGCTAGCAGTCCAGCAATATAACGCTTTGAATTTTCAGTACAACCCTATAACGGGCAAACAAATGTTCGTTCCTGCTGTTAAGTTCTCTGAGATTGTTAACAAGATCAACGAGACTGTCCAAAAAGTAGCGGGGGGTAATCAACCTGGAGAGGTCGATAGTTCTGAAGATAATAAACAATATTCTCAAAGTGTCTCTCAAACACAAGCTATTCCAACAAATGGTTCTATATCCTCACCTAAGAAAGTACGGGAAGATACCACCGACTTTAGTGAGTTTGAAAAAACATTTGGCTCGAAATAATTCCCTTTATTAAATACTTAATATAAGGAGAAATAAATGGCTAATTCATTTACAACCGAACAGAAGGTAGCTAACGCTTTCCTTTTGCTCTTAAAAAATGCCCTTGTTATGGGCAAACTAGTTACTACCAAATTCGATAAAGAGTTTACTAACAGTGAAGTCGCAGTTGGCGATACTGTTAAAGTCAGAAGGCCTCCAGAATACACCGTCCGTGATGGTCGTGTAGCCAGTGCCCAAGACGTTATCGTAGGTTCTGCAGATGTCACCATTGATAAGCAAAAAGGTGTTGATATCAGCTTTACATCCAAGGAAGAGACTCTCTCTGTAGACGAACTTCTAAAAGATGAGAACTTAAAAGCTCAAGCTTCTGTCCTTGCTCAGCAAATTGATGAGGATTTAATCGCTCAAACGCTTAAATTCCCCAACTGGGTAGGTACTCCAGGTCAAACTGTTAGTACTGCCGCTAAGTTCTTTGCTGGTCCTCAACGCATGGATGAACTCGCAATCCCTCAAGAAGGTCGTGCTGCTGTCCTTTCACCTTCTGATTACTGGGCTCTTGCCGCAACCTTCACAGGTCTAAACGCTTCTGATGGCACAGTTAAGACTGCTCTTGAGAAGGCTAAGCTTCCTATGCTTGGTAACTGCCAGCCTTACATGACCCAGAACGTGGTCAATTTGACTGTCGGTACTAGAACAGCCTCCGGTGCTGCAACAATCAATGGTGCAGACCAGAATGTTGCTTACGCAGACGTTAAAAGCACATACAAGCAATCTTTGTTACTTAAGACTTTAACTGCTGGTCACACCATTAAAGCTGGTGAGATCTTCACCATTGCTGGTGTAAACGCTGTTAACCCAAGATCCAAAGCCGATCTCGGATACCTACAGCAATTCGTAGTTCTAGCCGATGCTACTGCAGATGGTAGTGGTTTAGCCACTGTCTCTATCAGCAATCCTATTATCATTTCTGGTGCGTACAAGACTTGTACCGCTGCTCCTGCAAACGGTGCTGCTGTTACCTTCCTAGGTACTGCTTCTACCGCTTATAGGCAAAATGCTGTCTTCCACAAGGGAGCCATTGCTTTAGTAGGTGCAAAACTAGTTACTCCTAGTGTAGGTAAAGTCGCTTTCGCTACTGATCCTGAAACTGGTATTAGCATCCGATACTGGAAGACCTCAGACGGTACCAATGACACTCATTTGAATCGATGTGATGTGTTATACGGAACTGCCTGTCTAGATCCTAGACTCGGTGTAAGATTAAGCGGCTAGTCAAAGCCTTAATTAGAACCAATGGGGGAGTGGTCGTAAATGACTGCTCCCTCTTGTTTTGCTATAATTAAGTGTTAACCGTAACCAAATACAGGGCGGCCTAGAGATAGGTCGCTCTTTTTTTATTATTAGTACTAAAAAGGAGATCATATGACAAATATGTTGTCAGTCAACGAAAAAGAGCCAGTAAAAACTGGTACGCCAGGTTATAAAGAGTTCCCAAAGTGGATGTACGGTCCCAATGGTGAATCTCAAATCTTTAATAGTGAGGTCGAGATACTCGAAGGATGGCAAGATCATCCTAGTAAAGTTGAAGGGTTCAAAGAGGCAGTCTCTGAAACTCAGGAAGAGCTTCAGGAAGAAGTCGTGAAAGGAATAGACCCATCTGATGAAGCCATCACTCAAGAAGCCATTAAAGCTAATCTAGAGAAAACAGCCATGCCAAAGCTCTGGAAGATGTGCAAGGATTTAGGTATTAGCAAAGAAGGTAAGAAGAACGAAGTCGTAGACAGAATCTTCGCCACCCTTGAAGAAAGAGCACCTAAAGTTATCAGTGAATAAGTTGTCGTAAAAGTAAAATATTACTTTGTTCCAAAAGAGAAGGTCGCTTAACAGCGGCCTTTTCTGTTTAATTATTGCACTCAAGGCCTTGCTCTGCTAAAATGAATTATCCTTAAAATTAGGTCAGGCAGAATGCCTTAGAGGGGGACACCACTTGCACCCCACTAAGGACTCTAAGGCAGTCTATCCGACCTAATTAAAAATAAAGCAAGTGACGTCTTGACTTGACGTACATCTCGCTTTGTATAGCGAGATTTTTGTTTTTAATGGGAAGAGGAATCAGTTGTCTAAGAAACAATTACCCTAAAAAGTGTGATTCAGGAGACAATTAGATAGTTCTTTAAAAGTCAGGGTCAAAAGTACCTTGAAAGGTAACAGGTGGGGGAGGGGTTCCACATAAGGAGGTGCCGTTATGCTTGAAAACATAAACGTAAACAATACCATCCCTAAAGAAGAATTTATATTCGTGAGATCCATTGTGAAGAATGGTGTACGAATATACCCCAAGAATTCATCAGTATTCAAAATACCAGTGAGTTCTTTAAAAAGAAGAAGTTAACCTTCTTCTATAAAAAAAATTAGAGCTTATTAGTTTAACTCCCTCACCTGTTACCATTTAAGCAACAAGACCCTGATTTTAAAAGAGCGATTATGATAATAAGTAACGAAGATTCTGAGTAGTTTTGTTCACTATTTGATACATTTGTTATACTAAATAGCCAGGTATTATAACACAAAGTTTTTAAAATATTCCTCGAAAATGCTAATCAAGTATAGTAGTTTTTTGTGGGTGCCGTCAATATATCAAATTACTTAATAGGTAGTAGTTAGCTCACATAACTTGATATTTAAGTTCAACTATACTAAAATTATATTAGTAAGTTCTTCTCCCACTATTGGGAACTGAGCCACGATAATATTTCGTGGTTTTTTTCGTTTTAATGGGGTGAGACGTTCTTCCTCCAAGATATGGAGTCTGAACCGCAGTGTAATGCTGCGGTTTTTTTGTTGCTCTTTAAAAAATTGGTTCTATTTCGCTAAGCCTCTTATTACGAGGTAAGGAAGTATTGTCAGGATTACAAGAATTAGGAATATTGTCGCACCACCAATTATTGTAGACAAGCCCATTATTACAGATTGAAGTATCAGTCCAAGGATAAAGCTTATGAAATCACCGTTATAAGCCGCATTAAACAACTCCATAACCCACTGATAAACAGCTACTATTCCACCTATGGTTACTGAAATTGTCCACAAGATAGAGAAATATCGACTATGCTTCTCAAAATACTTCTTCATTATTTTTCTAAATTACTAAATATTTGAACACTATAAGGAAATTCTACAACAATACACGAGTATTTAAAATCTGATTCAAGCGCAATCCTATGTGCCTCTGAATCTAGCCAAGAGTCCAACATTGTTACCGGGTCACCGGATCTACCAACATTCTCACTTAAACGAAAGTTTCTTAGTGGGGATCTTTCAGCATCATAAGAAAGTAAGTAATGATCTCCTGGTTTAAATTTCTCTAAATTTGGATCTTCAACAACCCTTTTAATTCTCACCTTAGCAAAATCACACAACATTTGATCCTTAGTATAGGCCTGGAAACCATTCTGAGTCCTCCAGTTCTGCACTAAAGACCAAAGATTGTCCTCAGTAAGACGTGTATCCGACTCTACAACGGGAGTAGGGGTGACGATTGACTTACCAAACGAGGGAATCTCTAGTCTTGAACCAATTAAAAATTCAGTTATTAAAACAAAACAAACGATAGTTGCCAGCAAATATACATATTTTTTCACTGGCAATATTATATCACTGTTTGTAAAAAAGGAGACAAATTATGGGTATATTTGACTTTAGTAATGCATATTATGAGCAGACCAAGAATAATCAGCAACCCAGTACACAACAGCTTCAAGGAAATTTCGATGGGGGGTTTAATGCCAATAAACCTGCATCAAGTGCAAAAAGCGGCTCCACCCAATGGAATGAAGCATGGAATTCCGGTTATACTAACGCAAATTCTAGTAGCAATCCTTTTTCGGGTAAAGTAGTTGACGGTTACGATTTAGGTTCTGGCTATTTACAAGGACAACAAAAGTACTTTAGCGATAACAAAAAAACTGGCAACGACAATTATAGCCCAGCACCTCCATCAAATTACAATTCATCACCTTCCTCCTCAAACAACAACTCAGGCGGTCAAGATGCCCTTATCAGTGCCATGATGGCAAAAGGGCACAGTAGAGATAGCGCTTTAGCTGCTTTATCTGGTCGTGGATACGAATCTTTAGCTAATGAGTACCTAGGAGCCAGCAATGGAGGTTCTGATGCCGCTCTCAAAGCGTGGCAAGATCAACAGAGAGGTGTCATTGAGTCAGGATACAACGAATATGAAAACAGGCTTAAGGGTATGCAAGGGGATATCAGTTCCTCTAGAGATCAACACATCAGCACCGCAGAAGATACTTACTCAAAGATTTTCGGTGGCTTAGATGAACAGAAAGGAGCCAATTTAGAGAAGCTAGGAGCAGGGAGACAAGCCGTCTCACAAAGACAATCAGAATCAATCGAAGACCTCAAAAAGAACCTCGCAGACGTCGTAAGAGGCACCAGTATGCAACTTGGAGCCATAGGAGCAGGTGATACCAGCGCAGCTAAGGTAATGATGCCTTACGCTTATACAAAGATAGCAGGCAATGAAGAAGGCGGAATCCGAAGACAAGCTAATCAACAATTCTTCGATATCGATCAAGAAGAAAGAGATACTAACCTCCAGTACTCTCAAATGTGGAAAGACACCGAAATCGAGAAAAACAACTCTATCCAAGAGATAAAAGACAAATATGGTGCAATGTTACAGAATATTCAATATTCACTTGCTCAAGCACCTTTAGACAAGCAAAAAGATCTTTTCAATCTTAATCAAGCAATTTTGGGCGAAGCTTACAACAAATTAGCCACACTTGAGGCAGAGGATAGGCAAAATAAGCAAAACTTAAAGACTTGGGCCACCAACAGGCTTTCCGAACTTAACAACGCCAAGCTCACAATGGCCAATAGCGCTAAGTTCACCCCAGAAGATATTTTGTACTCTGAGTTAAAAATGCCAGGGGCAATTCAAGCCAGCTCAGGCAATGAGAATATGGCAAACATAAATTACTCAGCACTCGCAAAAAAGATCAGAGAGGATTATTTATCTTAAAGGAGGCAACCTTATGGCCAACTCGTTAGCAGACCTTATACAGAAGGTGAAAAAGTCGTGGCAGGATACTTTAGACAGTACCTCTATCGATGAACGTGTCTCTGGCCTTGTAAAAAGTCCCAAAAAGTACTTCACCGATCCTAACTATAATAAAGGTAATAACTTCTGGTCAGGTCCAGTAGCAGGTGCTGCTGCGGGAGTACAAAGAACCACTCAAAAACTAGAAAATATCCCCAGGATAAAGATACAAGCCCCTCAAGTAAAGACTGGTTCTAGAGCAGGTGACGTGGTCGTGAATGCTATCCCTACACTACTTGCAGGAACAGCCGAGAGTATTGTAAACATTCCCGGTAACTACGTTAAAGGTGTTGCGAGAACAGGAAATTACATAGGAGAAATGGCAAGAGGAGATTCTAAATTTGACGTAGGTAGATCAGTAAGGTCTATAGCTCCTGTGGCAGAATCAATCTTCGATGTCGCTTCCTTTGGAGTCGGAAAACAGGCAGTTAAGAGCGCTGTTAAAGACCTAGGTAAAAAGACATTTACAAAAGCTGTGCTAGGTGGTGCCAAGCAAGGCGCTATTTATGGTGGAACCAGTGCTTTTCTTAGATCATCATCAGAACAGTCAAAAGAGGTCAACTGGAACGAAGTTTTTCAAGATACCCTCAGTGGAACTGTGGGAGGTGGTTTATTTGGTGGAGCACTAGGTGGTGCCTCTTTCGGACTGGGTGAAGCAAGAAAAATGCTCGCTAATAACTTAATGGAAAAAAATCCAAAAATGTCCGTCCAAGAAGCTCTAAAGAAAGTAGATGAGATACCAAGAGATCAGCTAGGTAGGTTCACAAAAAAGGCCGAACATAAAGTTAAATATCCAGGGTTAAGTGAAAGTGAATTTGCCGAAATTAAGGCATTTGAGAATAGAAGACTTGTGCAAGATCAGAATGGTAATTTGAGAGGTGTTGGTGGACAACCATCGATTAAATATGAACAAAACACTAATCTAAAACAGGTTAAGCCTTTAGATGAGATGGGAACAGTCCTAAAGAACCCCAATAATAATAACTCTACCCCAGACTTAAGCAGATATAACTATTTATTGGAGAAAAATAAAAAAGCAGTACTGTCCCAACAGTCCGGAAAGATTGATCTTGACGCAAAAATAAGTTTAGGAAAAAATTCAAAATCCAAGACACAGGTTTCCACACCAAATAAGACAACCAAAGACCTGTTATTATCGCCACAAAATCAATCACAACCTAGTATATCTCAAAAAAAGATGAGTCTCACTCCCGACGGGAAAATCAAAATCAAGAGAAGTGGGGTGCAAGGTCCATATATAGACAAAAACGGAGAGCTTCAATTCCCCACAAACAAACAGTTCAATAAAGCTGTGCAAGTTGGAAATCCAGGCTATAACAAGTCAAAAGTTGCTCAACAGACATTTGAGGATGTTGATAACGCTGCAAACTTTGCACTACTTAAGGCAGAAGAGGACTCACAATCGTTTAATAACATATTTGCCCAATGGGTAGGCAAAAGAGATTCTGCTAAAACTAAAGCGACTCGGGTAGCTTCTCAGTTCACAGAAATGCCAGGTAGGGATCCAGTCAAATTAATAAAAGCAATTGAAAATAAAGATGTCAAGGTTAGTGCTAAAGAACAAAAGTACATTGAGAATCTTCGTAAACAATACGATGAATTATATAAATCTGCCAAAGAATCTGGCGTAGACATGAACTACGTTGAAGACTACTTAACTCACATCTGGGACAAACCTCTTTCGCAGGTCAAAACCGAATACCAAACTGCCAAGCAAAAGTTTAAATTTGCATCAGAAAGAACGGTCCCAACATATGAAGAAGGAATCAAAATGGGACTAGTGCCAAAGTACAATAATCCAGCCCAAATATTAGAAGAATATATAAGAAGGCTAGAACAGACCAAAGCTAATATTGACCTGTTTAAACAACTTAAAAGAGAGGGATTAGTTGTGGGTGGATCAAAGGTGTCAGGTAACCCAGAATTTGCAGCCATTAACGCTCCGGGTTTCCCAAAGGCTACATTCCAAATAGGGGGTAATCAGACTGTTATCAGTAACTGGTTCGCACCTAAAAAAGTGGCCGATCAAATTAACCAAGTGTTCAGCCCTCAAGATTATGGAACTGTAGGAAAAATATTTAAAGCTGGTGCAAAAGCATCCGGCGCTGTCCAAGATATAACCATGTCAGGCGGTCTACCAAAAACCCCATTAAACGCTTGGACTGTCGCACAGATCAACAAAGAAGTTTTGTCAGGAAGAATTAAATCGCCTGTTGCAAGCTTCTTTAGGTCCCTTAGTGGTAAAGCTTCTAATAAATATTTTGAAGAAAACGCTAACCAGATCATAAAAATGCAGGAAAGAAACATCCCTATCTCGACTACCTATGAAGTCAACAATCTTATTGATAAAGGAACGGTCAAGAATATTTTCGGAGAAGGTGTTTCCCAGAATTGGAACAAATTGATGAATGAACCAACTTTTAAAAGATTTATGCCCCAACTTCAAATTAACCTTTTTAACGATATTGAGTCTTCCTTATTAAAGTCCGGAAAAGGGGAGCAAGAAGCCGCCGACATTGCCGCAAAAGCTGTCAGAAACTTTTATGGAATTAAGGGGACTGATGCCATTGCCAAAAGTAATAGACTTGTGAGCGATGCCATAACTACCGGTATATTTGCCCCAAGATACCGTGAGTCTATGATTAACTTCTGGGCAAACAATGTCAAAGCTCTAAAAAATCCTCTCGCACCTGAAAATATAACCAACACTAAATTTGCTATCGGAGCCGTTATCACCTACCTGGCCATGAATGAAATAAATAAGTCGAACACAGGTAAGAATATGTGGGAAAACCCATCAGGGAAAGAAGACAAAATGCTAGTAAAGACAGATGAGGGCTATATGGGAGTACCTTTCTTATCATCTATAGCCACTATGCCTCGTTTTGGAGCAAAGCTTGGAAAACACGTAATTGAGGGTAATTTCCCAGAAGCCTCAAGAGACCTAAAAACCCTAGCTTCATCAGGAATAAGACCTGTGTTAGATGTAATGACTAACGAAGATTACTTTGGTGGCCAGATTTATGACCCAAATAGTGAGAAAAAATGGGGAGATATCGGTCTTTATATGGCTGGACAATACAATCACCCTTATATCAGAGAGGGAATGAATGTCTTTGCACAGGGTCTACCTGCAGATGTAAAGTCAAAAATGGGAATCAGTAAAACTCCTGTTCCTACCTACCAAACAATCTCTAAAGCACTGGAGCTACCTTTCAGATTCTATAACAACAAAAACGGAAGAGATGCCCTGCAAACTGCCTACTACTTCGATGACAGGGACCAAGTAACGAAATCCCTAGACTCAGGTTCATTGTCAGCGTGGAATATGCTCCACCCAAAGACTTCTAACGGTAGGGAAGTCGTCAACAAAGCCCTATCATCACAACAAAAAGCAATTATCTTACTAAGTAATCCTGCCGTTCAAGAAGCCGAAGAAGTGATGGCACTACAACAGCAACAAAGAGGAGAAAAAGTCGATCCGTTATGGCAACTACCACCACAATGGAGAAAGGTAGTCTGGGCCTCTAGAGTTCAACTTCCAGGACAGAAAAACACATATGACACTCTCTTATCACAACAACCATGGTATGGCGAGTTTAAACAAGCTCAAAACGAGTTTTATGACTCAATAGGAGCTAGTAGTAATGACAGCCAGCAAAGCTCAACTATGGCTTATCCTGAACCTTCTGAGTACGTGCAAAAACAAATGGATGCCAAGAATTGGAGTGACCCTCAAGTACAAGCTTGGTTCGACGCAAAAGATCAATATAACAACCAACTCCTCATTTCAATGGGCCTTCCACCTATTGGCGGAGGATCATCTTACGGATCAAAATCAAAAAAACTAAAAATCAACTTTACTAAGTTATCTGAGAATAAGGTCTCAGCACCA